GCTTATTTTCGCAAAACATTTTCCATAATATTCTAATTGGTTCTGCCGTTTCTCCGCTTCATCACAAAACAAAGGACTCAGACCTGCGGAGTCTAAGTCCTTTATTGGCACCTATGGTGCCGGTGGTCGGAAGGCATTAGTATGTACGACGTTTTATTGCGCCGCCGCTTAGGCAAGCTCGCTTATTTTCTTGAGCACAAACTTGCAAATGAAGTTAAGCGGAATACTTTTGTCGATCCTGCCGCCATAAAGGCCCAGCGCTACTTCGGAGGCCTGCTCCGAGGCCTCCGCGGAGAATCCTTTCTCCTTAAAAAATCCATGCAATAGTTTTTCGCGATCGTCCCGGTATCATTCATTTTGGTCGTCTCCCATGTCCCTGTCGATCAGGTCGTTGATGTATGAGTTCAGGCTCACGCCGAGGTCCTCGGCGCGGGCCTTTATTTTTACCTTGCGGCCTTTCTTCACGAGGAAGGACATCCGGTCAAAGTTCTTTGAAATGTATTTATTCTGCGCCCGTGTCGTCGCTTTTCCCATGTTACCACCTCGCCATTATTATACCATGAGAACATCGTTATGCAACTATAAAATTTACACAATATCGTTGCGTAATGATTGGTAGATTTACCTGTTGAATATAGTTATGTAACGATATATAATGAAGCCAGAAAATTAAAGAAGGGGCGGTCAAAGATGAATAACGGACTTGGGACTATTACTTCAAATGTTTGCGAGTTTCTCAGTGGCGGGGCGTTCGCAGTTCCGAGCGTAGGCTTAGGAGCGACGCTGGTCATGTGGTCAGACACCCATGCTTATACGATCTCCCGGGTGAGCGCCAGCGGAAAGAGCTTCTGGATGAAGCGGGACTATGCGGAGCGCGTCGACCATAATGGGATGAGCGACAGCCAGGACTATCGGTACGCGCCGCAGCCGGACGCTCCGGAGGAGCACGTAAGAATGACGAAGCGGGGCTGGATGTGCCGTGGGCAGTTCGTCCGCGTCGGCTATCGCCGCGAGTATTACGATTATACATTCTGACAATGTGCGAGGCTGCGCTATCGGCGGAACGGGCAGAAAGGTCGTTTGGTATGCGCGAGTTCAAGTATTTCGTGATTGGAGATTCCCCGTATATCACACCGCATTACGCCCTGATGAGCAAACTTCAGTCGATGCTTGCCGAGGTTCGTGCCGAAGCCGTCAAGTCAATGCGGGGAGCCGACGCCGCACACTGCGTCTATGCGGTTAGAATCTATGGCGGTCCGGATGGCTCCGGTGAACTCGAGCAGGTGGATTTCTATTCGCCAGCAGTCCTGCTAAACGATTTTGACTTTTATAGTCGGACGGAAGCCGAAATGAAGGATCATCCCGGGTGCATTATTTGCGCAGCCCATAAGCTCTGCTGACCCGCCTGATGATGGCCTGCTGGGAACAGGCCGAAACGCCCGGAAGGGCGTCGCGGGATACCTGCCGGCGTGTGGGGGAATATGCCGCCCACTTTATATAGATCGTACCTTGGAAACTGAATCAGCCGTGGCGGCGGCGATAAACAGGCATTAGGCCGCCAGCGCTCCCGGGACGAGGATCTTCCCCTTCCCGGGCAGGTTGTGAAAAATAAAAAGGCCCCGCCGCCTCCGGTTGGGGAGAACGGCGGGGCCTATGCTTTAGGGTCTATTCCATGTCCGCGGTCATTCGACCACGATCCACATGTCCATGAGGAGCTGCTCGAGGACCTCGTAGTCGGCGCGGAAGTAGCCGCTGCCGTCGAGGCCGATCCCGGCCCCCCATGAGTTCCGAATCAGGAAGTATCCGCGCGACTTAGGCTTCCTCGCAAAAATGCACTTCCGGGCCACGTTGTCGTGGTGCCCGACGATCACCAGCGCGTGGCCGCCGAGCAGCGAGCCTTCCGGCGCCGGAATGATGCCGGTCTGCATGACCTCCGGCTGCTCGAAATTCTCGTACACCTGAATCCCGATGTAGGGCAGATGCCCGGCGGCGAGCGCCTGCCGTGCCTCATCGACGCTCCCGACGCGGTAGAACTGCGCGAGCTTGTCGTTCCCGGCCGCGCCGTCCGCGTAGGCCGCAGAGGAAGGCTCGACGGCGAACTGGGAGATGTCGTTCGGCCAAACCTCGCTGTCGCAGACGCCGTATTGCTTCAGGGCCTGGCAGGTGCCCGAAAGCGTGCCGCCCGTGTCCTCATCGGCCGGGCTGCCTTCCACTTTGCGCACGTTGAAATAGGTGAAGATGTGCGAAGGCGTATAGGCATAGCCTTTGATATACTGGTCGATGGCGTCGGCCGCGTAGCTCTGGCAGGCGCCGAGCTGCCCTTGGTCCCAGATCGGAGGCAGCTTCGAGCGGTAGTCCGTGTCCTGCGGGATCGCGATCGGCGCCGCGGCTTTTAGGAAGTCAGAGAAGGTCTTCTCGCCGGGCTTCCTGACGTCCGGCCTCAGGAGATATTTGTGTTTCTGCATATTTCCCTCCATAGCAAAACGGGGCGGACCTCCGCCCCGCCGATTTGTTCCCGATGAATTACTTCTGCAGCATGGGATATTGAGCTTTGAGCTGCGCGTTCACGATGTCCTTCTGCGCCTGGGCCTTGATGGCGGCCGCCGTCTGGATACCGTTGTTGATGATGTACGCGAGAATCGTCCCGAGCCCGCCGATGAACGACGTGATCTGGGTGACGGAGCCCTGGGGAACGTTCAGCGCCACGCAGACGCAGGAGACGATGGAAACCAGCGCTGCCCAGAACGATTTGTCGCTGAAAAGCGACTTAAAGAAGTTTTTCATGGTACACACCTTTCCGCCGGCGTTGCCGGCTGTCAATTGTAAATTTTCTTCCAAAGATCGGCGATCTTCTGATGAGCCTCTTTGTCGGACTGCTCGACCAGGGCAAGCCGCTGGATCACGTCTCCCAGCCGCGTGTCGTTGACCATCTGCTGCTTGGTGATGTCCTCGAGCTTTTCGTTGACTTCCCGAAGGATCTCGGCGGTCTTGCCGTCCTCCCGGGCGCTTGACAGGGATCGTGTGTGAAACATGTCGATCAGGGCCAATACGCTCACCGCGACGCTGCCCAGCATAAGCCAGTCTTGTATTCCCATTTTCAGGCCGCCTCTCTTTATTTGACTTTTGCGATGAACTGACGGCCTCCGCCGTTGATGTAAATGCCGGCCTGATCTCCCGAACGGCCGATCGGGACGATGTAGTAGTAGTGCTTGTCGCCGTCGTCATAGCGGTGCAGCACGGTCACGACGTCGCTGGTCCCGGCGACGGCCCGCGGCGCGCCTTTGCAGGTGATGAGCGCCTGGTAGGCGGATCCGCGCGCGATCACCACGGTCCCCGAGGTGTCGCAGGTATACGGAGGATTCGCGACGTTGAAGGTGCTGAAAGCTGAATCGAGGTCGACGTTGCCGCTGATCCCGGACACCTTTCCCGTGCTGCCCGTCTGCTGCAGGGCGCACGGAATGTCGGCCGCGCCGGAATAGTCCGCCAGCCAGATGAAGTTGAATGCCGACAGGGTCTGGGGCGTGAAGACGTTCCGACGGTAATCGTTGTTGAGATAGATGCAGGTGGGCCAGCTGTCGGCCGCCGCGGCGCCGCGGAACGCCATGACCATGCTGTTGATGAGCTCATGCGTCGGGTCCGCGCCGTAGATCCGGTGATAGTAGCTGACGCTGTCGTACTCGTAGTCCGAGGCGACAAAAAGGATCTTCCCGCGATAAGGCAGGATGATCTTCCGGCAGACCGCCCACTCCTGGATGGCGTCGTCGACCGAGACCGCATAGCTGAACCAGTAGATCGCGACCTTCAGGCCGGCCGCGATGGTGCCCGCGATATTGGCCGCGAACTGCGTGTCCTCCTGCGAGGCGTCGTTGCCGTACCCGGCGCGCAGGACGGCGCCCTTGATGCCGGCCGCGGCGACGTGGGCCCAGTCGATCACGCCCTGGTGCGCCGAAACGTCGATCCACGGCTCACCATTGACCGTCCGGGCCTTTCGCGGAGGGCCCGCGCTGCTGCTGCGCAGGTATCCGGCCTTCCGGAGCACTTCGCGCTCCGCCTGAATTTCGTCCACGTCGGCCGCGGCGATACGCTGCACTTCGGCGACGGTCACACCGTCGGCCGCTGCCGCCTGTTCCGGGCTCTCACCATAAGCAAGAGCCTTGATTATCTCGGCCCTTTTCTGATCGCTCATAGAATCATCCTCCTTCGGTATTTCCGGCCGTTCCGCTGCTGAGCGGGGCGGCTTTTGTGTTGCAGTAGATAGAATTGAGCTTCCACCCGAGGGACGCCGTTTCCGCGTGCTGCAGGAGCCCGCGATAAGACGCCACGTGCCGGTCGAACTGCCGGCGGGAGAGGGTCCCGTCCCGCAGCTCCTCCGTGATCTTCTTCACGGAATGCTCCACGCGCCGGACCGTCGGCTTACGGATGGTGCGATGTGTTGCCCATACCCTGGTCCCGACGAACTCGATCCCCATGTTGACCGGCCGGATGAAGGTCTTCTGGTTCAGGTCAAGAGCGAGGCGGTCCGAGAGGAAGGCCCTGATCTCGTCGAGGCATTGGCGCAGGCGTTCCTTGCTGCTATCCAGAATGACGACGTCGTCCATGTACCTGGCGTAGTAGTGGAGGTGCAGCCGGTGCTTGCAGAACTGGTCGAGCTCGTTGAGGTAGATATTTCCGAAAAGCTGAGACGTCAGGTTCCCGACCGGCATCCCGACGTCCGAGAGCCACTGGTCGATCGGGGTGTCCGCCGGGCTCGCCCCGCGCGGAAGACCGAAGCGCTCCACCTTGTCGTCGATGATGTGGCAGAGCAGCTCCATCAGGCGCTCGTCGCGGATCCTGCTGCGCAAAATTTCAATCAGGATCCGATGGTTGACGCGGTAAAAGTATTTGCTGATGTCCAGCTTCAGGCAGTACCACGGGGCGCCGGGCTTCCGGTCGATCTCGCGGAGCCAATACTGCAGGCGGTCGAGGGCTGCCTGCGTCCCTTTGCCGCGGCGGCACGCGAAGCTGTCGTCGATGAAGAACCGCTCGTAGAACGGGTCGAGCAGCATGTAGATGCTCCACTGGACGACCCTGCTCTCAAACGGGATTGCCATTACGATGCGCTTCTTTGGAATGTAGACCGTGCGCCGGCGGTAGGGGCCGATGCTGCCGATCCCCTGAAGCATTCGCTCGCGGATCCGGAGCAGGTTGCTCTCGAGGTTGTCCGAGAAGATCAGCACCTCGTCCCTGAACCGCTTCTGCTTGCGGGCGTTGCGATAGGCCTGCTCGAGCCAGTCGAATGAGCAGATTCCATCGAATACGTCCGAGAGAACAGATTTATCTTTTTCGTCCATTGTTGCCAGCAAGTGCCGCGCGTGGCATTTCTACCTTCGCGGCGATTCAAAATTTTTCCTTTCGGAAGGGAATGCGGCCCCTTTGGCTCCGCGTTCCGAGAGCGTCCCTTGAGGCGCTCCCCACATGTCAGGCGCGGAGGCGAAGCGGAACGGCAGCCGATGTTCGGATTGGAGTTCGAGCGATCATTATTGAGGTTCATGTTGAAGACGCCAGCACTCGTATCATTGTTCCAGTTGCCGCCGGATAACAGGCACCGTATTGGCCGAATCCCCATGTCATTTCTGAGCCTTGCGGATATAGTCCATGTAGCCGCCGACGAGGCGCCCGATCTCGTTGAGCTTCTCCGACCACACCCGGTACTCGTCGCGGGACAGCGGCGGGGCGAATTTCGGCCCCTCGAAGTCAGGATCCGCCGCCATGCGGACGAAATGCCGGAGAGTGTCGAGTTCGATGTCGAGGTCTTGGCAGGTCGTCTGCTTGAAATACTTCTTTTCGAGGCGAACCGCGTACCTGTAGCACGTAAGCATGGAGGCCCGGATTTCGTCGGCGAGCTGTCGGTGCTTTCGGCAAAATTTCATCGTCTTCGGGTAGCCGTATTTCATCATGTCGGCGATTTTCTCCTTTAGGATGAACGCTGGCCGTTCAGCTTTGCCGATTCGCTCCTGCGGGGCTTGCTGATCCACTCCATGGCCTCCTTCTTTACATAAGCAGGGACGGGCTCTCGCCCGTCCTCTCAGTTTCTCTGCGTGCAGTTGTCAGTTCGTCAATCGTTGGATGGGATGGTGCAGAAAGCGGAACGGCAGCCGACGGTCGGACTGGAGTTCGAGCGAGCACTAGAGAGGCTCATGCCGAAGACGCCAGCACTCGCACCATAGTACCAGCTGCCGCCGGATAACAGGGACCGCTCGGCCTGCGAATTGTCCGCCCAGAAGCCGTCGTCGTCATATCCGGTGTCGCCCGATTCGGGCAGCATCGCGAGGGCTCTGAGGAGCGCCAGGGCTGCGGTTCCGATGGTGGCGTCTGCCGTGACGTCTTTGAAAAGGCAGTAATCATTCCCTTTCGTCGTGGGGACGTTTGTGGTGTAGGTCCATTTGCTGGTCACGTAGTCCAGCTTGACGGTGCCCGCGGTGGTTCCGGAGCCGTTCGGCGCCACGAGGTTTCCGGTCGCCGCGTCGATGGCTTTCCAGAGGGCGGACGTGGCGCTCTTGTCGTTTGTGCTGTCGGCAGCATTGTTATTGGGGATGATCTGCAGCTCCCCGTTTACGAGGCGGAGGCCTGCCTGCCACTCCCACACGTTGCCATTCAGGTCCCAGATGCCAGAGGGCGTCCTGTCGTGGCTCCACGTGAGAGGGCCGGTCCCGGTGGCGACGCGGCCGGTCTTGGTGGGGTCGGTCGTGTCGGCGCTGGTTTTGATGGCACGGTAGCTCGTTTCGCGGCTGTCTTTGCCGTAATTGTTGTTGCCGTAAGGCATGGCGCCGCTTTTCTTGCACCAGAGGGCGATCGCCGCGCGCTCGGCCGCGGTGCTCTCATGCCAGCCGGCGCCCTTCGCTTCCGCGTAGGCCGTGGAGACGTCGAGCGTGATGCCTGCGGTTGCGGGATCCTCGGCCGGCAGAGAATAGAGGCGGCCGTTGTTGGTGACGTTCTCGTACTTTGAGTACCAGAAGCCGTCGATCTCCTTGCCGTTGACGATGAAGGCAGGGTGGGTGCTGGTGTCGCTCGTGGTCAGAACGTCGCAGAGCCGGAACTTCGGGATGAAGACCATGATGGACGGCATTTCCTTGTCGTCGTATTTCACGGCGTTGCTGGGGCATACGCTTTTCAGGGCGAGCTCCGTCAGGTTAAAATCTGCCATTTTACCTATAAGCCTCCTTTATTCTTCGGCGGGGAGATTGAGCCCGTCGATTGACCACAGCGTGAGCGTGACCTTGTCGGTGTCGAGGTCCTTCGGCGTCCGGATGATGGTCTTCCCGTCACCTTCGCCGCCGGCCGGCGGGTTCGGGTCGTCGACCTCCGTTACGTCATACTCGCGGGCCGGAATATCGACCTCCGCGACGTAGAAGCGCCCGGAACCGAGGGCGAGATTCCCGTCTGAATCCGCCATCACGTCGACGTGGATCGGCCAGTCCTTCTGATAGCGGTCGAGCGCGAGCATCAGGGCGCCCCCGATCGTGAGCTTTTTGTCGGTCAGGTCGTAGCCGATCTTGGTCCCTTCCGATTTTTCGATGATGTTCATGAATCCATGCCTCCTCTGATTACTAAGGCGACGCTTGCGGCCGTCGCGCTGCCGTCAAACTGGACCTTGAAGCCGTTGAGGGCCTTCTCCGAAATGACGATGGAGCCGACGGGTCCGCCCGCGTGGCTGAGGACGCTGGGCTCGACGGTGTAATCGGTCGTCGCGCGGAGTTTCCCGAGGGCCACGCTCTGCTGAGAATCGTTGAACGGATACTTCTGCGAGTTCGTCAGGGAGACGGTCGCGACCTCCGCTTCCGTCTCGGCCCTGGTCTCGAGGCCGAAAATGGCGAACAGGGCCTGTGCGATATAAGCGTCGCTGAGCCCGACCTCGGCCGGGTTGAGGTGGGTCTGGTCCTGAAGCGTCCCCTGCTGGATGATCTGCCCGGTTCCCGGGTCGACCACGTGGTCCTTCCAGTAAACGCGCTGGTACATAGATTTCTTCGCCTCCTGTTAAGTGCTGCTTTCGACGAGCGGGAAAACAAAACGGAAAAGCGCCGTCTGATCGACCGCTCGCGTGACGTTCACGTCCTGCTGGCCGGCAAGGATGCCGTTGCTGTCGAACAGCCGGACGCCGGTGATTGTGTCGGCCGTTTCGCCGACGTGCGGCATATTGACGTACACGACGACCGCGCCCTGGGTGTCGTCGATCTCCTTGTCGTTGACCTCGGCGTCGTACCAGACGGAGCTGATGCGGAACTGGAACTTCCCGATCGCGTTGAGTAGCTGCTGCCGGCGCGCCTCGAGAAACGAATCCTGCCAGAACTTTGTTGCCATGTTGCTCTCCTTTCTATTGATTCTGCTGCCCGCAGTAGAAAAGCCCGCAAAGGGGCACCGCGGGCGCATAGGCCTGCAGAGAAGTCTCCATTCCGATCGCGGCCGTGCTGACGCCGCCGATCTCCGAAATGCCGGGCTCCGTGCCGCACTTATCGGGAGAAACGAGGTAGCCGTCCGCGTCCGGCGCCATGAGGATGGTGCGCGGCACTTCCTTTCCGACGGCCGCCGCGCTTGGGTACGTCCCACAGAACAGCGTCCCGCAGGCCGGGGGTTTGACGCGGTAGGCGGTGAAACGCTCTGAAACGGAGATCCCGCGGCGGAACACCAGATAGACCCCGTCGAGGTGCGAGCTTTCGCGCACGACAATGGCGATGGCTGCCTCGAAGTCTGCCGTTGTGATCAGCAGGACGCCACTCTTGAGGCTGGAAATGTCGAGCTCGACCCGGTAGTGGCCGGGCTCGCCGTTGTAGTCGAACCACTCGACCACCTTCGCGCCGCCGTAGATGTCCTGGATGAGATCCTCCACGGCGGCCTTGGTCCCGGCGTGTGCGAAGTAGACCATTGAATTCTGGATGATCGTTCGCTTTACGTCGTCCGAGAAGTCCTGGCGGTAGTGCGGCGCCCTGTTCTCGACGCCCAGAAAGTCGAGGATCTGCCCGACGAGCTCGCCCAGCCTGCTGTAAGTGCGCGCGGAGTTGACGTAGTTGATGCCCTGCGCCGTCACCGAGTGGATCGCCTCGGAGAGTGCCTGCACCCACGGCTCCTTTTGGAGCACGTCTGGCAGCCCGTCGGTGAGGCGGGCATCGGCGAGCTTAATCATTTTCGAGGCCTCCGTAAGTCACGGTCTGCGAGCTGCAGGCCGGAATCTGGGCCGCCTCCGTCACCTGGAAGGCGGGGGCGGTGATCTCCACGCGCTTCGCGCCGGCCGCGATGATCTGGCGGGTCAGCTCCGAGGGGTTGATGTCGCGCCCGATCTTCCGCTGCCACGAGACGTAGTCCGTGATCGCGGAATTGACGGCGCTCTGGATGGTCGCGGCCTTCGAGGCGTCGTCCGAATTGATGTAGTAAGTGAGGGTGATGTCGTAGGGGACCTCCGTCGGCGCCATGCACTTCACGACGTCCGTCATGGGGCGAATGTCGTCGGCGCTGAGAAAGGTCTCGAGGCCTGTCAGCACGTCGGCATCCGGAATCTGACCGCCGGAGAGAACGCAGTAGATGTCGACCTCGTTTCCCTGCGGGCTCGTGACGAGGACGTCGTCGATGTCGTCCCGGTACTTTTTGGCCCAGTATTCATATGCCTTGACTGGGCCCGCGACGCTGAAGGCGGAGGGCGCCTCATAGATTCGTTCCGTCAGAGCGTCGTCGCTCTCCTCGTCCGAGCCCCCGCCTGTTTCTCCGACGTTGGAGACCGTTGCGACGTAAGCGATCGGGTCGACGAGCGTGGCGATGGCGCCCGCGGGAATCCCGTTCGCCGCTTCGCCCGCGGTCTGGCAGGTGGCGGAGACGTCCGTCGTGAGCTCCCCCGCGGGGATCTCTGCATATACGTCCGTCGCGAAGTAAAAACCGCTGTTCCCGGTGATTCTGGTGCCGACCGGGATCCCGACGGCTCCTGGCTGTGCGGCGCTGAGGGTGAACCGGAAGGTTGCCTTCGCTGCCGCGGCCGGGTCGCGCGTGATCTTCTTCATGAGGGCGAGGTTGTCGAGGAATGAACCGTAGGCGTATTTCAGGAGGTCCTGCTTCCCGTCGCGGTCCGCAAGCTGGTAAATCTGATACAGCGGGGAGACGAGCGCCTTGAGGATGATGGTCGCGACGTCGGTGTCGGCCATCGTTGGCACCTGCCCGGTCGCGGCCTGATACGCCAGCTTATAGGACGACTTGAGAATGGCGTCGATGTCGTCGATCGTGGTGTTGTCGATGAAGGAAATTTCAGGAATGTTCGCAAAGGCGGGAATATCAGACATAGTCTATCGTCACCGTTCCTCTCAGCTTCCCGGTGAGCGGCTCCTGCGTCCATCCGACGTCCATAACCGCCACGCGGGGCTCATATTTCGCCGTCTTGGCGATCACCTCGGCCGAAAGCAGGGCCTTGGCCGATTCCGTCGGCAGATCGGCGAACGACCAGTCGATCCCGAAGCTGCGATCCAGCGAGAGCTCGCCCGCCCGGGTGCTGTAGAGCAGGTTCAGGCCGTTCAGAACGTCCTCCCGAGTGTCGGCCGAGAGGCTCTGACTGATCTCCTGAACCACGATTGTTCCTGCGCTCATCAGATCGCCTCCTAAACGTATTCCTCAAAAGTGCAGCTCGCTTTCGCTGACCACAGCTCCCCGCCCTGATAGACCGTGTCCCATTCATCGGACATCTCGGTGAGGCGGAAGGGGTGGCTCGCGAGCGGGCGTCCTCCGATGATGAGGTGGTAGGCGCTCCGCCCTTCCGCGACGGACTTGAGCTGCTCGAGGAGCTTCCGCGGCTTCACGCCGAGGCCCGCGAGCAGCTCTATGTCGAGCGTCACGGCGACGAGCGCTTTCCCGGTGTACTCGCTGCGGCTCTTGCCTCCGATCACGTCGTGCGCCGCCCACGTGCTGCCGCTGGTGCGTTTGATGTTGATGGGCACGAGGGAATATTGGTCCGACGTCTTAAAAACGATCGGCCCGAATGTGCCAATAGCCACGGATCCCGCCTCCTTAGTCGAGGGTCTTGCCGCCGATGGTGATGCTCCCGCTGTCCGCGACGATGTTCAGCGTTTTAAGATGCAGGGTAATCGTTCCGTCCTGCAAATTCATGGACAGCGAGCCGAGCAGCTGCAGAAGCTGCCCGGGCTTAATTGCAAGAGTTCCGCTCGCCGGGTCATATGCTGCATAGGCCTGCCCCGGGACGTTGGTGAACTCCTGCCTGAATACTCCTGCTCCGCTCTGGGCCGGCTTGTTGCCGGCGTTGAAAAAGCGCCCGAGCACCACGCCGCCCTCGGAGCCGTTGGAAATGTGCGCCACGGCGACCATGTCGCCGATCGCCGGCATAAGGTACTGGTCGGAAAGCATCGGGAGCTCTTTTGTCACCGTGGCGTCCTGGTCGGAATAGGTGACGCGGACGGTGCCCGCGGCGTAGTTTACGCTGGAAACGCGCCCGATGCGGATTGTGTTTTTGTCTGCTGCCATGGAATCCTCCTATTTTACGTCCGAGGCCGCGATCCAGCCGGTGACGTTGCTGCCGACCGGCGTCTTGCCGCATCGGCTCGGGCTGTTGGTGATACGGTAGCGCCCCGAGACGTTCTGCCCGTCATAGAGGTAATAGGTCCCGCTGACGGTCGCGGCCTTACTGCCGGCCGTGGAGCTCGCATACAGCGGGCAGTTTTTCAGGGATAGCGCCTTGCCCGCGCCCGTGCTGGGCGCCGCTGCAGCGGCTTTTCCGACCGCCGCGGTGACGATCAGATCATAGACGTGGTACGACGTGCCGTTCACCGACACAAAGACGCCCGTGCGGCCGGCCGACAGGGCCTTCGCCTTGTAGTAGTAGGTGCGCTTCCCGTTCTCCACGCGGTCCAGCGCGAGGGAGATCGAGGCGATTTTGGTGTTGTCGACGTGGGCGGCGAAGGCGTCGGTATTGCTCATCGCGGTGATCTTGACCTGGTATGTCTGGCCGACGGCCTTCGTGACCGGCATCGTAGTATCAGAGACGAACATCCCGGCGCCGCTGGGGTTGATCGGCTTCGCATCGCTCGCCCGGAAGGGCGGCATGCAGAGGATGAGCTTATAGTCGCAGGTGTATCCGTCGGATTTTGTGATCGTGTGGGTCGCCTCGTCGACGTAATACTTCCCGTCGAATTTGCCCCAGCCGGTGAGGCTGACGCACTGGCCGGCGACGTATTTCGTGCTGCCCATTCGGGTGATCTGGATGGTCGTCTCTCCGTGGTTGGCATTGTTCAGAGCGGCCGCGAGCTGCAGGCCGGCGTCAGCGAAGCTGTCGACCTTCTGGTTCAGGTTGAGGAGCCTATCGCCGCCTCCGATCTGGCAGCCGATGTCGGTCCCTTTGTCGGAATCGGTGTAGACGAGCTGCCCGCCGGTATAGGTTCCGGCGATGTCGGTGCCGGCCGACCAGCTCTTGCACTCACTTTTGTCGATGGTCCCGACGGCGCCCTTCTGCTTGTAGGCCTCGCGGTCGAACAGCACGATCCGGTCCATGTAGACTTTCATCGAAAGACCGTACTTTTCAGCGAGATCGCTGAGGAACGCGCTGTCTGTCTGTTTATCCTGTTCGAGGGTCGCGATGGTGATCTCTGCGGCGTCGTAAACGAGCCCGACGCCGCTGCGTGTCGCGATCGCCTGCGCCACCTGATGGAGCGTGACGTTCTGCCAGTTCTGGGTGCGCTCGGTGGCGGAGAAGGCCTGATTCACGGGAGAGCTCACGCCCTTGATGCTGAGCACGGTGGGCGGCCCCGCGAAGCTGATGTCGTCCACGAGGAACTTCCCGCAGGCGAGGGTCTTGTCGTCGCCTTCCGCTTCCCAGTCCTCCACGGCGATGGAGCAGGTGAGCGAGCTGCCCTTGTCGGGCATCCACGGGCCGAGCCACTTGTCGTCCTGGGCGTCGACGGAAACGGAGTAGCTGTCGCTCTCGCCGGACGCCGGGTCGTCATAGCTGACCTGCTCGAGATCGCTCTGGATGTCCTCCGTGATGGGCGTATTGTTGTAGATGCACTCCGCCGTAACCTTCCGCGTTCTCATTCGCTCGTCCTCCACGGCGGTAGAAAGCCGTCTTCCTCGGTGTCGAGATCGGGGACCTGAAGGACGGTCCCCGCGTCGAACTGGAAAATCTCGATTTTATCGGGGTTCGCCTCCATCAGCTTTCCGGCATAGTGCTCGTCGCCATAGGCTTTCTTCGCGATTTGATCCCACTGCTCGCCGCTGATGGTTGTGTAGGTTGTTGCCATAAGCGATCCCTCCCGAGGCCTCAGAACTCAACGCGGGCGCGTTCTTTTTTATAGCGCTCGAAATATTCCTTGAACTTGTTAAATCCATCCGCAGTCACGCTTTCCACGTCCTTCCGGTTTGCTGACCCGTAAAAGACGTATTTCGGAGCGAACACGAAGCCCCCGCCGGCCGCGGCGCCCGCCAGCGAAGGGTTCGAGGAGCCGCTGCGCTCCATCGCCGCGCCGAGGTATCCGTTCGCGGGGACCGTGTCCTTGAGCTGCGTCCGCACTCCGACGGTCATATCCGAGGAAAGTCCCCGGACGGCGGCGGCCACCTTGCCTTTGTTGGAGGTGATCCCGGCCGCGAGGCCGTTCGCGAAGTCGGGCATCCACGTCTCGTAGTCCGCAAGGGGGCCTTCATCCGGCCGGCTGAAATGCAGGAATGAGCGGATATTCTGCGCCACGTTCCAGACCGCCGACTTTACGGCGTTCGCGGCCGATTTGATGCCGTTGGCTATCCCATTGATTAAATCCTTGCCCCACTGGATCGGGTTGAGCTTGGTGAAGCCGTCCTTGATGGATTGCCATATCCCGCCGAACCATGCGCCGGCGCCATGCCAGACGTTCTGAACGGCGCTCCATGCGTTCCGGAATCCTCCGGAGATCAGGTCCGGCTTAAACACGCTCTTGATCCCGTTCCAGATATTGCCGAACCAGCCGGAAGCGACGGACCATACTGCTGTAATGGCGCTCCATGCACCTTTGAAGATCCCTGCGTAGAAGGAGACGACGACGGAGAACACTTTCACGATTCCGTCCCAGATTCCAGAAAAGAATCCGGTCACGCCACCCCATGCGGCCTTGATTCCGTTGCACGCGCCGCTGAAGACGTTCTTAAACCAGCCGCCCACGGCACCGAAGACGCCCTTGATGCCGTTCCAGATTCCGCCGAAGAATCCAGCAACTCCGGACCATGCACTCTGCACGCCGGCCTTCGCGCCGTTGAACACATTCCCGAACCATGCGCCGATGCCGGAAAAGGTCTTTTTGATGCTGTTCCAGATCCCGATGAAAAACTTTGAAATTGGGCCCCAGTTTTTGATGATGAGGAAGGCCGCTGCCGCAACGGCCGCTATGATTACCAGAACGAGCGCCGCCTGCGGAGACATCCCGAATAGGCTTTCAAAGATTTTTGCGCCCTTCGCCGCGCCCTTTAGGCCGTCTATGCCTTTTTTCACGTCCTTGAACTTGTCGACGACGCCTTTGATCTTGGCCCCGATGCCTGCGGCTGCTATTGCGCTGCCGATGCCGATAATGGCCGCGATGGCCTCCTGTTTGTGGGAAGAAATAAACTCAACGACGTTTTTTATAGCGCCGAGCACCTGCGGCAGGACCGTTTGCACGATCGGCCCCACCTTTGAGATTACATTGGAAATCACGCTTGAAATTGTACTCATGACCATCGGCCCGTACTTTTCGATGGCCTGCACGATTTTGCCGATTACGTTCCCAACATTCGAGATCGCGTTCGTGATGTCCTGCTGGTGGGCGCTGATAAAGTCGGCGATTTTTTGGCCCGCTCCGACGAAAAGCGGAACGAGCTTATTGACGGCCGGCATGAGCGACAAGCCAATGGTCGCCCCGACGCCCTTCAGCGCGTTCCCGGCCTTCTGCATTTGGCCGGCGAGCGTATCGCCGGCCGCCTTGGCGCTGCCGCCATACTCTTTTTCGAGCTCTTGGAGCATGACCTTTTGCGCCCCTGCAGTATTCCCGGCAGCCTCCATTGATTTGATGGTCTTGATCTGAGCCGCCGTAAACACGACGCCGCTGCGCTGTAGCTTGGTGTATCCGGTTGCCGGATCGTTCAGCGCTTTCCCGAGGGTTTTCGCCGCGGTTGTCGCGTCCGTTCCTGTAGCGGTTGCAAAATCCTCCGTTGCCTTTATGGTCTGCGGGAACACGTTGCTCTTGATATTGGTAAAAGTGAGTAGCATGTTCTCGGCCTGTTTTGTGGTTCCAGCAGAAAACGTGGTCACTTTGGCCTGCGACGCTGCAAGATCGTTCAGCTGCTGCATGGTCATCCCGGCCGCGCCGCCCGTGGATTTCAGCACGGCGGCCATCTGCGCCTGCGTTTTCTCGGCAGCCGTCGCGGAATCCATAATGCCCTTGAAGGTAAAGGCTGCCCCGGCCGTAGCTGCGAAGCCCGCGATCACGCCTCCCATGCCGGAAATTGCGGATTTGAGGCTGGAAAAATGGGACTTGATTTTCGAGAGCGCGCCCGAGGAAGCGGACGAGGCCGCCTTGCCGGCGGATTCCAGCGCTTTCGACAGGCCGGATGCCTCCGACTTTGCAGAATTCATCGCGCCTTTATAGGAATTGTCTATTTTCCCTGCGATCTTTATCGCGAGTTGAACGTCGCTCCCAGCTGCTGCCATACTTCCGCCACCTCTTTGTCGACCTCAAAAAAATCGGACAAAGGCAGGCCCAGATAATAGTCCAGGCCCGTCTTTGTCACGATCGAAAGCCGCACGGCTTCTTTCCGAAGCTCGGCCGGGTTTATTCCCCCATGCCTAAAAAATTGTTGGCCACCAGCGACCGGATCTTGAATCCGTCCACGGCCGGGAGGCCCTTGAAGAACTCGATCGGAACCTCCATGACGATGCTCATGTAGTCGCAGATGAATTCGTAGTCGTTCTCCTGAAGCGCGGAGACCGCGCCGGAGTTGTTGAACATCCGCTGGGTCTTGCAGAGGTCGCTGATGGACCCCTTACCCAGCGGGGACAGGTCGATGCCTTCGTAGGTTTTGCCCTCGAAGGCATACGGCTCTTTGAACTTAACATAATTCGGGTTGTCTTTATTCGCCTCGGCAGCGCCGGGTTCGGTGGCCGGAGCGGCCGCCGTCGGTTTGAGCTCTTTGATTTTTGTATCCATCAGCACAGGCTCCTCGCTTTCTGCAGAACGTCGACGCCGCGGACCTTAAAGACCGAGTTGATCTTGTCAAGCTCGATCATCGGGCTGCCGTCGCATTCGATATAGATGTAGGTGAGCTCGATGGTGACGCTGGAATCCGTGGATTCGCCCTGCTTCACCTTGCCGGCGGTGAGCTTCTTGAACTTCCCGCGGACCACCACCCGCATCCCCTGGAAGTCCGTCCCGCCGTCAACGGTGCTGTACTGCTCCGAAGCGCGGAGCGTCAGGCTCACAGCGGAAAGCGGATCCATCAGGCTGAACAGATCGTCGTTCAGCAGGTTGAACGGGATCTCGAGCTCCTGGCTCTCGAAATACCCGGGCGTCACGCTGCCGAACTCGCCGAGGATCCCGGGGCCGCTCACGGTGTCGGCCTTCGCCGAGAAGTCCGGGAGCTTTATCTCTCCGGAAAGGCCGATGAGCTTGGTCCCGTCGTTGTAGACGTTGAACATGTTGATTTTTTCAGGGATTCCGTTCATGCCGATGCACCTCCGCTAAGCTCGGCCTCGATCGCAGACGGGTTGAACTCGAGCAGGAACTCGATCGCTTCCGCCGGCGTATAAGGCGCGAGGAACATGTGGAATATGATTTTCCCGCCGAGGATCTGCGTGATCGGGTTCTCGGCTTCCGAGAACTGAACGTGGGCCTGCGCGCAGTAGCCGCGGTTGGCGTAGCTGTTGCCGACGATGTTCTCGCTGTCCACGATGTTCTCGATCAGGCGGTAGTTCGTGAGATCGTCGACCTTCTGGAAAAAGGTGAGGATCAGGTTGTTGCCCCACCAGTCGAAGAAGCGGCGCACGCCGATCCAGCGCTCGATGGGGTCCGTGCTTGAGGGGTAGGCCGCGGTATTGTTGCCCCAGCTCCGGAAGCCTCCGAAGTTGACGGCCGTCACGACGCCGTAGCTGTTGACGACGTTGGCCTGTTCCAGCGTGAGCAGCACTTCCGTCCCGTCCTCGAGGACGGTCGCGCTGATCGGGAGCGGCTTATTCGATGGGCTGAGGTTCGGGACGTCGTCGTTCCCCGCGTCAGTCGCGGCGATCAGCGCCGCGAGGAGGGCGGAGTAGTGATAGATTTTGTCGCCGATCTTGGCCATCGGCCACGCCGCGATCTCGTGCTTGCTGCTGAGGCCGGCCGCCTCTTTCACGGCCTTGACGCCGGTGTAGACGATGGCGCCGTTGGCCGATGCGCTGCTGATGTCGGCCACGCTGTTGCAGGTGAACTGAGCGCCGAGCGCAGAACACAGGGCGTTCATGGCCGCGTCGACGTTCGCGCTGGTGGACCACTTCGGTGCCACGATGAGGCCGGGAACGACGCCGAGTTTCGGGAAGATGTCGAGCACCGCCTGCAGGCCGGTATTCTTGCCGGTCGTCGGGTCGGTGGATCCGATGATGTCTGCCTCGGTGACTTTGGTCGGGTCGAGGGCGTCCGCCGTGACCGAGATTTCCTCCGCATCCGCGCCGGCGCCGGTCGTGAGCAGAGTTACGACGAGGTTCCCATCGTCGTCAAAGGCCAGCGTGTAGTCCGTGTCCTTGACGAGAGCGGTGCCGCCGGCCGTGATCGCCACGGTGCCCGGCAGAATCCCGAGCTCCTCGACGACCGCCTGATGGTCCACGACGGGAGCCGTTGTGGCGTCGAGGGTCTTCTTGTGCTTCGAGGGGTCGAGGACGTTGATGAGGATGATGGGCGCGACCGCGAAAACGCGGAAGGAAGCGTCGATGTCCTCGCAGAGACTGTAGTTTGCGAAGTCGTCCGAGTATCCGACGGCGGCCTTCGCCTCCGCGAACGTGCTGCAGAGAACGGGCACGTTGACCGCGGCGCTCGGGTCGTCCGCGAGATTGATCGGAGCCGCGCCGACGCAGACCTGCAGGCCGGCGCTCGTCGTGGACGGCGTCGTCAGGCTGGTGGGCTGCTCCTGCTTGTATATGCCGTGCTGGTAAAGCATTCTGTGATTCCTCCTCTTGGGACGTCACGCGAGATCGTCCGGCTCCTGATTGTAGGAGGGAACGGACAATGTCAGCTGCATGGCGCCGAAATTGAACGGGCTGGTGTCTTCCTGGTTGATGGCCCACTGGATATCGTCCCTGTGGACCTCGAAATTCTTGTCGATGTAGGGCTTCGCCTTGACGCTCGCGATGATACGCTGAATCATCGAGACGATGTCCCGGTATCCGCTGCGGTCGTTCGCCTGATCGTAGGCGCCGAAGACCAGAAGGATGAGGACGGTGTTGTCGTCACCTTCCACCTTGCCTTCCGTCAGGCGGGCGATGATGTAGGGGATCGCCGTCACCGTCGGGTCGCTGTCGGCATCGTCGTCGCTGCCCTGCGGGACCGGGAGGTCCTGAGGGTAAATACCGACGGGCTTCCGCACGCCGGCCGCGCTGTTGTAGGTGGTGCCGCTGAATATTTCCTCGAGCCTTTTGCAGACGGCGTCCTGCGCATCGAGGACCGTGAGGCTCGTATGTCCGTTGCTCATGCTGCTGTTCTCGCCGCCTTTTTAATGGTTTTCTCGATCTGGGCCCGGATCTCCTGGTCCAGCATCTCGCTGATCTGCGGATCGACGACGCCGAGGACGCTTTTCTCGTTGCCGATCATCTTTGGGATGCTCAGCGAGTAGAGCGTCTTGATCGGGAGGCGGTTCGTGCCTTTGCGCTGCGCGATGGCGAGGTGACCCGAGCGGAATTTCACAAAGAAGGCCTTCCGCGCGTTGACGACCAGATCCTTGTACCCGCCGTCCTTCTTGACCTGAACGCGGATGATCTCGGGAACTGCGCCTCCGACGGAAGGCTTCGGGGAAACCTTGAAATGGATGAGGTCGGTGACGGGGCCCTTTGTGGTCAGGACGGCGGAGAGCCTGTTTTTCGTGGCGCTTTTGAGCTTCATCTCTTTCGAGAAGCCGGCCTTTTCGATGGTATAAGTCTTTTTCGCCTGGTTGTCGAGGAGGTTCCGCGCCTTGCGGGCGGTGGAGTTGAGCGCATTTTTGAGGACGTTCGGGGTCTGTTCCTCGAGGTCGCCGAGCGCGCGGCTGACCACCTTGTAGGCATCCCGGTCGTCAAAAGTGAAAACTATCATGTCACCCGGCTCCTCTCACCGCTTCGAGGGTCATGGAGTAAATTCCGTCCTCAGGCACGCAGTCGGTGATGGTGTAAAGCCGCTTGCCGTCCAGAATGAGCCGCTTTCCAATTTGTGGCTTCGGGCCGTAGTCGTCGGCGGGGATATAGACGAGGAGCTTAGCCCGGTAAACTCCGTCCTCCGCTTCCAGACCGACTTTCTGCTGCCGCTCGATGAGCTCGTTGTTGTCGATGAGCACCCGCATCGACTTCCCGTCGACGAGGTGCTCATCAAAAAAAACGTCAGTATCGACAAAGACGTTGTCAATATCGGCCTTCGCCACATCCTTGAAGGTCATTTCTTCGGGGAATCCTTGGGCGGATCCTTCGGAGGGTCTTTCGGCGGATCCTTTTGGGGCTTCACGGCCGTCGGGGTTCCGACGGCAAAGCCGGCCTTGATCCACTTTTCCTCCGTCGCAGGGTCCGCCTTCGGAAGACTGTCGCCGGGCCTGTAGTTTTTGCCGGCATAGGTGATCCGGCTGTTTGCTGTAAGCATTTCCGCGCCTCCTTAGCCGGGCAGACGAACCAGCACGGTCTCGTCTGCAGCGGCTGCCGCGGCAATCGCATAGCCGCACGCGGTGTTTTCGGCGGCGGTGGCCGTCACGGCGTCGTCCGCGGAGCTGTAATAGACGTTAGTGCCGGCCGTGATGACCTCGGCCCCTTTCTTCGCGAGTTTCCAGACGCCGGAGACGAGGATCGTGCCGGTTTCTCCGGCGGCGATGTCAGTCCCCGCGACGCCGACGTGGGTCCCGAGAACGACAAGGGTGTTCGCCGGAATGGTGTTTTCGGTGGCGTTCACGAAGTCGATCGCGTCGCCTTTCTGCCAGTAATTCGCTTTCATCGCGTTTTCTCTCCTTTATCCTTAAATTGTGGGGATGGCCACGCCGGGGTTTTTCACGAGACCGCGGAAGTCCATGACGGTGATGCCCCAGTCGAGGTAGATGTCCCACGTGAAGCCGAGCACGCCGGGTGTCTCCATGCGGCGGAACGTCGGGGTGTCCTGGCCGTTCAGGTAATCGACCTGCACGCCGGCGACGTCGGTCTGGGCACCGAACATAAACCACGGGCAGGCGCTGGCGCCGGCCATCGTGTTGAGCGTCGCGTCGGTGACCACGTTGAGGGCCTTGTTGTAGATCGGGTTTGCCGCCTGCTGGTTGTCGGAGGTATTGACCGTCTGCGAATGCAGCGAGGTGTAAGCCTGGCTCTCGAAACCGACCGGCAGGATGATCCCGGCCGGGGTGATGTTGATCGCATCGCCGAACGGGTCGGTCTGCAGAGCGAGCGCCTGCAGCATGGTCTGGATGGCTGCGATCGTGGGCTGTGCGCCGGTGGTGACGAGGTTCTTGTGGTCCGCGCTGAACAGCGCCTTGCCGTCGTAGATGGCGGCGTTGCCGTACAGGATGTCGTAGCACGCCTTGTTGATCTGGCGCTTTGCCTTGGCGGCGTAAAGCCCGGGGACTTCCGAGAGGAATCCGATGTCGTCGTTGATGAAGGCCTGACGCGACATGCTGAACTGGCGCCCGTAGGTGTCCAGTTTGCGGGTCGGCAGCTTCTCGGTGCTCGGGACGTCCGCCTTCAGCTCGCCGTTTTCGGGAACGAGCAGCAGGTCGCCGGCGCCGCCGATCAGATAGCTGTGCCCGTCGGTGCGCTTGAAGTCGGTCAGCGTCCCGGTGCGGACCCAGAGCTGGAAGGTGGTGTTCACGCCGTTGTAAATGTGGACGATGTTCTTTTGAATGGCCGTGTCGAGGATGGCCGGGAAGGATGCGGACGGAGTGAAGAATCCGCGCGCGAGCTCGTCGTACAGCTCGGTCTTGTCCCTGCGCATCAGTTCCTCATAGCTGCGGGACGCATCGGAGCGGACGATGCTCTGAATGGCGAGATCGCGCAGGCTCATGCCGCGCAGATCGGACGCGCCTTCCGCGGGGTGCTCCGGCTGGAATCCGGTGCGCATCACGAGCGCGTCGGATGCGGCGGCTCTGAATTTGTCGACCTCGTCGCGCGTCACGGCTGCGCTTGCCGGCCCGTTGTGGGCGCGGAGATGATCCAGCACGGCGGTCCGCACGGCGTCGATGGTCTGACCGCCCTTGATGTACTCGGCCGGGTCGAGGTCGAATTCGCGGCAGAGCGCCGTGATGTCGGAGATGCGCTGACGCTCGGCGGTGACGGCCTGCTGCCGCTCCTGCTCGGCCGCCTGGCGTTCTTCTTCCTCGACCTGGGGCTTCAGGGTGTCGATCTCGCCCTGAAGGGTGTTGAACTCGCGGAGCTCCTCGGGGGTGAGGTCGCGGTTTTCGGCGCGGGCCGCTTCCGTGATCGCCCGCTGCCTCTGGATTTTCTGTTCTAAGGCCTTTTTCTTCATGGTTGTGTCCTCCTGTCAGAGTGAATTTTGATTGAATCGGATCATGCTCTCAAGGAGCGAGCGATTCGATGGCTGCTTTGGGAGAAAAATGTCCGGTGCGGGTTCGAGCTGGCGCCCGACGCCGACGGTGGGGTCGGCCGGCACGGAAACGATGGAGACTTCGAGCGGCGTCCACTTGTGGAAAATGATGCACGGGCCGTCGAAGCGACCGTCGTCGGATTTGTGGTCCGCCTTGACGTCTTCCGCGGAATCCCAGTCCGGAGCATATCCGACGGAGACGCCCTTGAGGGTGCCGCCGGCGACCTTATCCCGGACCAACTGGCTCGCGTCGTCTCCGTCGAACGTGATCTCCGCGCACCCGCGGCCGTTTTCGATCCACGCCCGGTTGATTTTTCCGCAGACGGCGTCAACATTGTGATTAAAAAGCACAACGCCGATGTCGTTCAGGCGGGAAAGGTCGACGGCCCCGGGGGAATGGTCGAGGATCTCCGAGAGGTCGATCCAGCGCTCATATGGTTCCTCGCTGGAAAAACTGATGTCGAAGGTCTGACCGTTCTCGTCGGTCGGGTTCACCGCGCGGGCGTCAAGTTTGAAATAGCGCATCAGGCGGTTATTCTTCGTCTGGGAGCTGCTGCTCGTCGTCATCCCCTTCGTCGCCCTCATAACCTGGCTGAGGTTCAGATGGGATTGGCTCTGCTGTTTGGCTGCCATTTCCTATTACACCTCCTAACACGACGCCTTTCTCCGCGGCGTATGTCGCGACGTCGGCCATATCATCAATCTGGTCCTTCCAGTCGCGCCCCTGTTCGGCGGCGATCTGCTTGAAGGACTTCTGCCCGGACTGCATGGCGATGGCGTTGGCGTTAGCCTCCTTCTGGGGGTCGACCCAGCGCTTCGCGCCCGCCACCCAGTCGTGCTCCATGTAGGCGTCCTTGTTCTCCCAGAAGTCCGGGATGCTCAGGGCGCCCGCGAGCACGGCCGAAATGAGGAAGGTCTCGTACACTTCATCCATCACGCAGCTCTGCAGCAGTTCGATCTCCTCGCCGTAGGTGAGGTCGTCTTCGATGCTGCCCTGCCGCGCGCTGGAATAGGTCGTCTGCTTCATGTCCCGGGAGGTGGCCTCGTAGGAGAGGCCCTGCCCGGCGCCGATCAGACGCTGCTGCATTTGGAGAAACTGCGAAGCGTTCCCGCTCTCGCCCTTCGGGTCCACCACCTGGATCTCGTCGCCGGCGTTCATCTCCTGAATCATGCCGGGGGAGATCGTCTTGCCCTGATAGGTCTGAGGGGCGTCCGCCCTCGCCTGCCCGTTCCGGCCGAATCCCGTCGTGGGGACCGCCTTTTTGATGAAGACCGCGAGGCAGGCGGCAATCCGCTCCTTGACACTGACGGCCGTGATGTACTCGTTCGCGTCCCGGATGCGGGTGACCGTCGGGGAGAGGTCGCTGAACTCGCGAAGTTGCGACGGCCGGCGCTTCGAGTAGTAGAAGATGATGTTCTTCGCTGGGTAATACTCCGGCTGCGTGATGCTGTAGCCGTCGATGCTGTACTGCTCGATCCAGTAGCCGACGGGGCGGTTGTACTGGTTGTATTCGATCCCGCCGACCACGCGGTCGTTCTGGTTGTGCGGCGTGAGCACGGTCTGGGCGAGCTCGTCGACCTCGAGCGCCTGCAGCTTGAACGGAAGGAGCCCGCCGGTGGTGTAGCACTTCTTGAATAGGATTCCGCCGTCGACCTTCTTGCGCTCGACCGCCATGCGGAGAAGCTGGGAGAAGGTCTGCTGTCCCGTGACGTCGCAGTTGTTGGCCTTGCACCATCGCTTCCAGAGCAATCCGATCTGTTTGTCGAGATCCGGGTTCCCGGTCTTGGGCTGCAGCGCGAAGCCGCGGCCGACGACGTTCCGCCGGAAAGCGATGAGCAGGCTGTTCTCCATGTCGGAGTTCCGCTCGAGGTCCCGGGCGCGGGCCCGCACGACGTCGCGGGACACGCGGTCCGTGAGCTCCGCGCTCTCGTTGTAGGCGCGCCAGTTGGAATTGAGCCGCCCGTGGCCGCCGGCGTCATATCCGAAGCCGCGGCGCAGGGTGTCGAGCTCCATCCGGTAGGCCTCGCGGCGGCACGCCCGCTCCGGCGAGACAAATCCGATAACCTTGTCTAAAATATTCGCCATGCGATCCCTCCTTCAGCGCCCGTCGAACACGGCGACGCTCGTATTCTCGAACAGCCCCGAGCCGTTCTCCTGCGCGGTCTGGGCCGCGAGGTCCGCGCGCAGGTTCCGGAGCTCGGTGATGTTCGCCCGGGTGAGCTGCCGGGAGCCGATTTTATAGGACTGGCCGCCGACGAGGACGGCAGCGATCGCCTTGTTGACCTCGTCGAGGAGTTCGCTCGCGGTGTAGCCGGTCGATTCCTCGAGCTCGTCGGCAAGATTGGAATTGTCTTTCATGGGAGAAAGCCTCCTTATATCCAGTGGCCGCCCTGAGGAAGCCAACTGTCCGCCTGTTGCTGCGCCGGAGCCTGAGGCTGCGGATCATTCCGGGGCTTCGGGGGCGGAGCTGCGCTATCTTCTTTCAGGAATAATTGCCGGACGCCGAGAAGGTCGGCGGCCGCCATGCAGTAGACCTCGCAGTCGAGGTAGTGGTTGTCGGCGTGGGAGCTTTTGATCTCCCAGGTCGTCGTCTCCTGACCATTCGCCTTGCGGACGACCACCTTCTGCTCGGCGGTGACCTGCTCGCAATACTCGCGGTCGACGCCTTTGTACACCATCCACGAGCCGCTGCCGTTTTCTTTGCGCATGCGGCTCGCGATCATGTCCTTGTACTTGCCGCCGTCGACGAGGACGAGGTTCATCCCGTAGGCTTTGGAACCGGTCTTGTTGACGGTGCTGAGCTTATAGTGGGAGAGCATGGTCGGCGTGCCTTTGCACGGCATCGCCCATTCGCTGTTGATGGCGCAGAACTCATAGACCGCGTCGGTCTGGTCGCCGGAATCGACGAGCACGAGGTCGACCAGCATCTGGGTGCCGTCCGGCTTTTTGTACTCGAGGTTCATGGTGTTGGCGATCTCCGAAAAGCTGAACGCCTGCCCGTGCGCGACGTTCTGAGACGTGAGGTAATCGCCCCACGCCCGGATCGTCCAGTACAAACAGTTTTCCTGAACGTCGACGCCGGCCGTGAGCAGTTTCGCCCACGGCGGGATCTGGTACTCCTCGAGATCCGTCTGCCGCTCCATGACGATGTCGGCGTTGGTCTTGAGCTTGGTGTCTTCCCACGGCTCCGCGAGCCAGCTGTTCGCAAAGTTATGCAGCCGGTCGGGATCGTCCTTCGATTCGAGGAAGGTCTTCGCGATGTCCGAGAAGCGGGTGAACGGACTGTAAAGGGTGTTTATCCAGAAAGCGACGGTGCGGGCGACCTTGGTCTTCTCCTTTACGGGGCGCCATTCGCCGTTTTTGAGCATCGCCGCCTTTTGCTGGTCAGAAATAATGCAGCCGCACTCCTGGCAGACATAGGTCGCGAACTCCGCGCGGTCCGCCTCGCTCATGCCGCTCTCTTTTCCTGGCCATCTGATCTGGGCGAACTTGAGCTCGATGAATTTCCCGCAGTGCGGGCACGGGACGAAGTAGTGCTTTATGACGTCGGCGGCCTCCATGGCCTTCCAGATGTGGCCTGTCCTGAGGGTCGGCGTCGAGCACATGTAAATTTTGCGGTTGCTGACGAAGGTCTTCGTGCGCTCGCGGGCGAGGCTGATCGGGTCGGCCTCTTGGCGCGTCGCCGTCGGATACTTGTCGACCTCGTCGAGGAAGAGGTATCTGATCGGCCTGGATGCAAGGCTCGACGGGCTGTTCGATCCGCTGAGCGCAATGTACATGTTGTCGAATTGGATCTCCGTTTTGGAACTGGCCTTGCGGTTGAAGTGTCGGCGAAGCGTCGGACAGGTCCGAATCATGGGGACGAGCCGGTTGTCGCTGGTGCTCTCGGCGAGGATGTCGGTCGGGTAGACGATCATCGTCGGGGCCGGATCCTGATCGACCGCATAGCCGAGCATATTCTGCATGGCCTCCGTGCCGCCGACCTGCGTCGGCTTTACGAAGATCACTTCCTCGGTTTCCCAGTGGTTGAACTCATCCATCACGCCGACGAGATAGGGCGTGACGCTGTTCCTCCACGGCCCCGGGAGGTTCGAGGAGCGGGCGTCGAGGATGCGGTGCTGCTCTGCCCATTCGGAGACGGTGATGTCCTCAGGCGGCCGGAGCAACTCGAGGGCTTCCTTGATGTAGCCCGGAACCGCGTACTTTCTGAAAACGTGATGGCGCTTCATTCGCCCTCACCGTCCTGATCGGCATCGCGATCCTGAGCGGCAACAACAAAAGATTTCAGGAGGTCGTTCGCTTCGCTGGCCATGTCCTTCTCGAGCGCCCGGGACGTGACCGGATCGACGTAGGTGCCGACGAGACCGACGATGCGGTTCGGCAGGCTGAGCACGAATTTTTTCAGCACCACGAAGAAGCGCTGATAGTCGAGCTTGACCTCCTCGACGGAGATGTACTTGCCGGCGGCGATCTCGGTCTTCAGCTTGTGGAGCTCGCCTTGGCTTTCCTTGAGCGCGATCTCCGCCTTGAGCTTCTGTTCCTTCAGCTCCGATTCGCGCTCCGAGCGCTCCTTGCCGTAGGCCTTGTCGCTGAGGTATCGAATGTACTCCTGAACCGTCGGGATGAACTCGTATTTCCGGCCGCCTCCATTCGGGTCCCGGATGGTGTGGATCACGCCGTCCTGCGTGAGCTGCTGAACGCGGCGGACACTGACGCCGAAAAGCTGAGCGATGATGTCGACTTTGCAGAGGTTTCCTTCAGCCATTACAATGCCGCCTCCAATCGCACCTGTTGCGGGGGGGGGGGCAGCCATCGGAGCCTTAATCATATGCGCACCGCTTTCTGGCCGGTGAAGTCTTCCCAGCGGTGGACTATGACGTCGCAGTATTTCCGCTCGACCTCCATGCCGTAAGCCGCACGCCCGAGCTGCTCGGCCGCGATGATGGTGCTCCCGCTTCCCGCGAACGGGTCGAGGGCGATCCACCCGGGCTTGCTGCTGTTGGCCATGAGCCTGCCGACGAGTTCGACCGGCTTCATGGTCGGGTGCATGTCGTTCCGGTGCGGCTTGTTCTCATAGAGGACCGTGGTGAGGTCCTTGTTGTCGCGAAGACGCTCCTGAATCCAGGCGATGATCTCCGGCTTCTTCATACTCTCGAAGTCGATGTCGTCCTCGAGAATCACGGTGTCCTGCGTGCGGTCCTTCACAAAGTAGTGACCGGCGCCTTCCTTCCAGCCGTAGAGGATGGGCTCGTGGCGCCATTGATAATCCTGCCGGCCGAGGACAAAGGCGTTCTTCTCCCAGACGAGGCCTTCCGAAATTTTGAAGCCGGCTGCCTCCATGGCCCGGCGGAAGTTGACCGTTTCCGTGTCGGCGTGGAAAATGTACGCCGCGGCGCCCGGCCGGGCGTTCTCCGCCATGACCTCAAAGGCGCCGAGGAGAAAATCGTAAAAGGACGTGTCGCCCATTTTGTCGTTGTCGATATGGTCGCCGCCGTTTTTGGAGCGGACCTTGTTCTTCCGACCCGGGAGGTCTTCGCAGAGCTGGCCGTAATCGACGTTGTACGGCGGGTCCGTGATGATGAGGTCCGCGTGCATCCCCTGCATAAGCTCCGCCATGCTGTCCGGATCCGTGCAGTCGCCGCACATGAGGCGGTGGCGGCCGAGCGCCCAGATGTCACCGTCGCAGGTGATCGGTTCGGAGGCGTCGTCGGCGTATTTGTCCGGGTCGAATCCATCGTCGTGCGCCTCGGCCGGAATGTCGAGCTTCTCCACGAGGTCGTCGAGCTCGCTTTTCGCGAAGCCTGTGACGTCGATTCCGAGGTCCGTGCTGTCGAGGTCGACGAGCAGGTCCTTCAGCTTGCGTTCATCCCAGTCGCCGGCGATCTTATTGAGCGCGACGTTCAGCGCTTTCTCGTGGGTTTTGTCAATATCCAGCACGACGACGTCCACGGTGTCGTAGCCCATGCCTTTCAGGACCCGGGCGCGCTGGTGGCCGCCGATGATCGTGCCGTCCTTGTTGATGATGATGGGGTCGACGTAGCCGAACTCCTCAATGCTGCGGGCGATGCGCTCGTATTCCGGGTCGCCCGGGCACAGCTCCTGGCGTGGATTGTACTCCGCCGGCGTCAGGTCGTCGATCCGCCGCTTCTCGAAATTCAAATCCATGCCTCCTCGCTGCATAAAAATAGCGCCGGTTCAAAAAAATCCGGCGCGGGAACTGCAAACCATTCTCACTTTTTCATCGGCTCGTAACGAAACGCTCAAAAATTTTTGACTTTTCCACAAAAAAACTTCGGGCCTTCCTCGCCCCGCTCCGATCGCCGGCCGGGGTAGTACCTTGCCGGTCGGGCCGGGCTCTCCCCGCCGAGCGCGTTGATATGATGCTAAAAAGGAAAGGCAGACGAAGAGGAGTGAGAACTTCGTCTGCCTTCGGGGGAGTAAGGAGGTTGTCATATGGATCGTCGCGCCGCTGCTGCCGCGGTGGGATCGGTTCGCGTCTCTTGTTCCCCGATCTCCACGCTGTTATAATAGCACAACAAAACGTCCAATAGTGTCCACTCTTTTATTTCACGCTAAATCTTGTAGCCGTCGTCCGCGTGAGATAGGCGCATTCCCTCCACCTTTCCATGCGGCCCGGGAAGGACAGGACCGCGAAGATATGATCCGGGTGTATCCATAGCACCGTGCCGGTGCGCGTGCGTCCATCCCCGCAGCAGACCGTTATCTTCTTTCCAATGCGGACGGGATCGGGACCGCTGGGCGTCTCGCATCCTCTGCAGCGAATAGCCATAGTATTCTCAGCTCCTTTCATCGGTTTGCCCGGAAGAAGGCCCGTGAAAATCCCGGCGGGGTAATGGCCCGAAGGTCTGCTCGGGAAAGCCTGGTATCTGTGCATCCTGTTCTTCTCCGCAGTTGCGCTCGCGAGGCCCATGCCATAGTGTTGACCTTGCCGGTCGTCTTATAGCGGTACTGAAGCCCGCCGGGTCGTTCGGAAACCGTCTTCCGCGGCTCGTTGAAAAATCCCCAGATGTCGGTCGGCTTTATGCCCCAGTCTCCGAACTCCCACTGTCTGTAAGAAAAGCGAGGACGTCCGAGGAAATGCCGGAGCATGTCGGTCGGATTCTCCATCGCCCAGAATTTCAGGCGGTTGTCGATGCTGCACTCCCAGATGATTTTGAGGCAGGCCCGCACCACATCGAGGCCGGCGGATAGGTTACGGGGCGTTGGGCTGCCATTTTTCGCGAGCGAGAACTCAGTACAGGGAGGCGCGGCCAGAATTCCGTAGACGCCGTCGGGGGGGGCATAAGTAAAAACGTCCTGATCGGGCAGCGTCACCAGCCGGACGTCATACCCGGCGTCGCGGTATGGTTTCGACCACGCCCCAGTGCCTCCGCAAAGGTCGAGGATGATCTTGTCTGAATTGGTCATGGCTCACTTCCCGGCCTGTAGTCGTAGAACACCCAGTTCGGCCGCTTCGCTGCCGCGAACGGCATACACGAAGGCGGGGCGATCCACCCTTTTCGCAGAGGCAGAAGAATCCGCTCCCGTCGGGAAGCCCGGTCCAGACCGGATCGGTCCTATGCTCCAGCTGCTCCAATGTACGACCTGATCTTCGTCGGACGATAAAGCGCATTCGCCCGCTTTGAAATAATGGCATGCTCCCGGAGCAGCGCGGCGGCCGGCGATATACTGGCGGAGCTTTTCGGCATCGTCGTCCGGGATCCGGCAGAGGCCCGTTCGGCTGAGCTTGTCGATGCTGGTGATCCCCGTGCGGGTCGCGGTCGGGATGTCCGCCGCGTCGAGCATACATTCCAGAATGTCCAGCACTTCCGATTCATCAATTTCAGTCATTCGGATCGCCTTCTTTGAAATATTGCAGAGCCTGCTCTTTTGCCTCGCTGTAGATTCGGAACTGCTCGGCGTCCCCGCCGGCGTCCGGGTGCGAGACCTTCGCCAGCACCTTGAAGCGCTGATCCACATCGGCAGCGCTGGTCGGCATGCGCTCAAAACCGAGAATGCGGAAACAGCCGGGCGTTTCTTTTGCGGAAGGAAGCGCAGGAAAGCCGGCGAGAATGGTGTCGAGGTCGTAAATGCCGCGATCCTTCATCCGCGCGATGTCCTCGAGCGACAACACCACCCGGGCGAACGTGTCGCTGACGTAGCTGATTTTCTGGCCGTGCTTCGCCGCGTTTTCGATGCTGTCAGCGAATTTATAGGCGCGGCCGCGATAGACAAACTCGACCCAGCAGCCGAACCGATCCCAGTTGTAGTTGTACTTTTCAGCCCCGAGCCTCCCCATGACGGCCTTGAGCTTCTTGATGTAGGTATCCTGAGGGCCGTAAAGTTTTTTAGAAGTGGTGGCCTTCGCGCTCATCACCTGTCAACCTCCTTGTAATTCTCCTTGTCAAAATTCATTCCGAGCTGGTCGACCAGCAGCCGGTCGACGTGCTCCCAGAAAACGGGGTCGTCTTTCTGCTCATCGGAAAGGCGGCTGATCTCGTCGATCACCTTGCCGAGCCGCTGCGGCCCGAAGTCGTAGCGCTGGTAGAGCGCCACGCAGAGGAGCTTGAACCATCGGCGCATCTGACCGAGCTCCTGCCGGCTGGAACCGCTGACAATATGGGCTTTCATGGCTTCTGCACCCGTGCCGGCTTGAGCCTGCTGAGATAATCCTCGCGGAAAATCTCGTACTGCTTTGAATCGTAGAAACTTCCATCCATGAGCATGGTGTCTTTTTTCGCCGTCCCGACGATTCTGCCGCCAAATTTCTTGATATACCTGTCATACATGCGTTCATGAGGATTTCCGACGAAAACGCAAAAGCTCAGTTTGCGGAATTTATATTTATCAAAAATATCGGTCAGAAACTGCCGGAGATCCTTCTGAAAGGTGAGGCTCTTTTCTATGTATTCGCCATTAAACCTATTGCGGAATCTGATAATGGCGAGGGAGTGTGCAGCGTTCGCGCGCCGGTCGATGCTATAAGCCATGTAACCAATTACTTGGCATCCACTTTCAACTGATACAAATTCATGTCTGCCCCAAGTGCTTTCACACGCTTTGTATTTGTCAGTGTATCCATCACTGAAGAAATACATATTTTGTGGATCGAGAAAGGCGTCGGCAAACAGGGCCTGCAGCTGTGTCTCATACTTTGCGGCCAATTCCAGCATTTCACCTCGCCGCTCCTCTCTCGAATTTCGCGCACGCCTGATCGTAGGCGTTGATGCGGGCCCGCGGGTTTTCGTGCTCAAAGAAGCGGGTGCAGTAGAAAGCGCTGCTGCCGATCAGGCCCGAATCCTTCTTGTTCGCGCAGTATCTGCACTCCCGGCAGACGGCCGGGGCCGTTCCATAGACCTGCTGCGGGGTGGTGTACTTCCCGGAGTTTCTCAGCTTATACACTCGATTTTTCCTCCTTTTGTCTGTTCATCCTCGAGGCGCTTCAGGTAGTCCGCGAGGATCTTCTGCACTTTTTCGTAGCCGAGCAGGGAATCCAGCGCCTCGTTCTCGATGCCGTAGATCCGGGAGCGCGAGTAGTGCATGCGGTCCGCGATCTGGCCGACCCGGATTCCGTCGATGTAACGGTATTCGATCACGGAGCGGGCGTCCGTCTCGTCCGGAATGTAGTCGATCACGTCCATGACCTGCAGCAGGGCGGTCTTCGCGACCTCCGCCTGGTCCTCGATGCGCTGCGCGATCTCGTCCTCGCGGTAGGTGTACTCTGCGGCGCCGATGGAAGGCTCCCCGCCGTGCGGCATGCCGTCGTACTTCACGCCGCGGAGCGGAAAGTCCATGTCGACCCGGATCTGGCGGAGCCGGTGCTCAAGGGTGCGTTTATATCCGATCGCCCGCCGATACTGCCTCAGGAATCCCCGAAGATTCGCGCGCTGTGTCTCTTGCTCGGTCATAAGATCATCCCTCCGTCAAAAATCCAGATATCCGGAGATTCGTCTCCGCCTCATTTGCGCTGTGGACCACGAACACCAGCGCGCCGGACCGGAAAAGCCGTTGAATCGTCCTTTTCTGCAGCGGGGTGAGCTGCCCGATCATCGGGCGCTTAACCTCGAGGCCTATGTAGGCGGCGTAGCCCTGCGGGACGTCCGGAATATCGGCAAGCCTGCATCGTGCGAGGAGCGTGATGTCCGGCAGCCCCCCGATGCCGTAGGGTCCGGCCTGCTGCTTGTAAAAGAATGCGTTCGGGTCGAGCCGTCCAGACGTCCGCAGGGCGGTCAGGCGGTCCATCACTTCGCGCTGGATTTTGCTTTCAATGGGGATTTTGGAAGAGGCGATCTTGCGCGCCGCGCCTTTTCCGTCCGCGAATCCGGCGTCGATGATGTCCTGAAGGTAGGAGTTGAGGTCGTTTCTGTAATCGCGGTAATCCGGGAACTTCATCTGCATGCGCTCCTTTCGGCGGGTTTAGGTGTTTCGGGTGTTACGGAGAAATGTCCGATTTTTGGCCTTGCTATGCGATTTTTGAGGAGTAACACCTGTAACACCTGATTTTCGATATACCAAACTATTTTAGAAAACTGCGATAATCTCGGTTTTTTACTTGAAAATTGCGGTTTTGCCTCGTCACGATGGTGTAAACTCCGTTTTAGGTGTTACAGGTGTTACATTTTATAAAAAGCCCGATTTCATGCGGTTTTTCGTCTGTTTTTCGTAACACCTAACCGTAACACCTAATTTTTAGCAGGTGTTACGTGTTACAAAATCCGTAACACCTAAGCTAAAATGGCAGGTCGCCATCCGCTGGGTCGACTTCGGTGAAGCCTTGCTGCTCCATCTCGTCTTTCGGACGGTCCGGCTCCTCGAGAGATTCCATCTTCAGGGCAAGAACACGGCAAACTCTGCCGTCAAAACGTTTTGTCACCGTATTTTTATCACCAGATCCCTTTTCCGCGACGCCTCCTTCCGCGAGCCAGTTCATGGTCTTCCGGTAGCTGAATCCTGCCTTTTCGAGCGCTTCGCGCAGGACGCTCGGAAAGATGTAGGCCGTGTCGTCCTCGATGATGCCGTAGCGCTGCAGGTTTCCCGTATCCGACGCAAAATTGCGCTTGTTGCTGAGAATCCAGTCCAGAATGAAGGCGCCGGCCTGCTCGTTGACGTCCGGCTGCTCGTTTTCCCTGAGGTTTTGCATCATGTCGAGCACCATGGCCTGCGTTTCGGCAGAGGCCTGCTCCGGCGTCTCGTGGAACAGCGCCCGGGAGAGCATTTCGTCGGCGGTTGCGACGGCCGCCACAGAGGCGACGTGCGAGCCGTTCGTGCTTCCGAGGCAGTCCTGCACAAAGTTGAACATCCGCTGGTACTCGTCGATGATGGCCGACTCTCCGGTGTCGAAAATATACTGAATGAAGGCGGGGCCCGCCCATCCGCAGTTCAGCGCGCAGTCCTGGTGCATTTTGCTCGCGTCCTGCTCGCTGTCGAACGGCGCGCCGACCACCTCGATCATGCGGGTATCGACGCCGGTCTGGCTGGTGGCCTTGCTGATGGGCTCCTCGCCCGTCGCGAGGATCACCGAGCGCCAGTTCCGGATCTCCTGCAGGCCGCCGTCCTTGCTGCCGCGGCCGCGGCCGGTCCCGCTGGCGAGCATATAGACGATCTTTTCGAGGCTCTCCTGCTTCTGGCCGGCGAGTTGCCGCTCGTCGATCCCGAGGGGAAGGTCGCAGAAAAAGCCGGCCATCCGCTCGAGCGCGACCTGCGTCGCATTGAAGGTAACCGTCAGGCGCTCCGGATCTCCCCACGCGGAGAGCGCCGCCTTGAGCGCCGCCGACTTGCCGCTGCGGGATGCGCCCCAGTTGTAGACGAAAAACGTCCGCTGCTTGAGGACCCTCAAAAGGGGCGCCGTGAAGCTGGCCGCGAGCATGAACCGGAAGCGGTAGCGGGTGCGGTGCGGCTTCATGGCCGCGAGCCATCCGTCGAGGGTTCCGTTTTTGCAGTATGCGGAGGCCCAGCGCGCCATGTTCGGCGGCACGTCGATCACCATATCCGGGGCGTGCCCCGGGAGAAAGCGATTCCGCGGCTGCCATCCGAAGGTGGAGGTGCTTTCCGTCAGATCCAGCACGTCGATGTTCTCCTGCTCGAGGGCGCCGAGAAACTTGACGATCATCTTCGCGTTTTCGGAGGTGACCGTGCAGCCGAGGTCCGTGAGGACCGTGATGCTGCGCGCCTGGAAGATCGTCGACCGTGGGAAAATGGCGGTCTGCCATTGGCCGTCGCGCTTGAAGGCGATCTCGATCTTCTCGTCGCCGGTGTCCACGCTCTTGAGACGCTGTGTCAGGATGATCGGCGTCCGGCAGACGCAGCGCGGCATTGAGGACCGCTCGTCGATCTGGCTGATCCCCTGCTCGCTGTAGATCCAGCCTTCCGGCTGCCGCAGGTTCTTCGGGGCGCCCTTGATCGCGGCCGGGATCGTGTCGTCCATGTTGCGGAGGTCGATTTTCTCGGCGTGCTCCATGAGGGCGCGGATTTTCTTCGCCGCGTCGTCCTTTCCGTACTTGAGATAGAGCGCCGATGGATCCTTGCAGCCGTAGGCGCTGCACTTTATGAGGTAGACCTCGCCCGGGTACTCGCCGGCGAGCAGCTTGGTCGCCATTTCCGAGAGGTAAATCTCGCCGCCCTTGTCCGGTTCGATGTGCAGGTAGAGCCGCGGGATATCTTTGAGCTTCTCCGTCCATTCGGCGCGGTAGTTCCGGGCGCCCGGGACCCCCAGAGCGGGGAGCCCGAGATACCAGAGCGTCTGTGTGTCGCTTTCGCCTTCCGGCATGATCGCCATGCCGGCCGTCCTGACGCCCGGGAGCATCCACTCGCCGTACAGCATCAGCTTCCCAGCGGATCTATAGCTCCACGCGAATCGCCGCCTTCCGTCTGGATCGTAGCGCTTCCGGAAAATAGGCGACTTCTTCGCGGCGTTGAAATAAGGGATTTTGATGTAGGACGTCCCGTCCCGGTCCTTGCCGTCTTCGAGGTGGCAGTATTTTAGTAGCCAATCCTGTGGAAGACCCTTTTCGGTAACGTAGTCAGCTATGGTGTAGGTCGCCTTTTTCGGCGGCTTTTGCTGACTGGTGGCATCGAGGCCGTAGCGCTGCAGGATCATCTTGTAGGCGTCTTTTGTCGAGATATTTTGAAGCTGCGCCACGAAATCTATATAATTGCCCTGGGCCCCGCAGGCGAAGCAGCAGAATTTCCCGGTTTTAAGGTCGACCGAAAACGAGGCGTTTTTGTCGTCGTGGAACGGACAGAGACCCGTGAGCCTCTCCCCGTGGACTTGCGGCTTTTTTATGGTTTTTGAATATTCATTTTTATAGTTGACTACCCTGTCGATGTCGATTTGTTCCATGCCGTCTTCTCCCCTCCGCGCGCCATAGGGTAAAGCGGCGCCCGCCGCTGTGCTGCAGGAAAGCGGGCGCCGCCGAGATTACTTTGAAGGGGAAGGAGCGTCTTCATCGGAAGGGAAAGGAAGATCGCCGTCGTCGTTGGCGATGTCGATGTATTTGTCACTCGCGGGGTATGTCTGGGCATCCTGCACCGAGGCCGGGACTTTGCGCGCCGTCTCCTGGACCCATTCGACCGTGGGCCGGATGGCCTCGATCTCCTCGCCTGAGAGGTCGCCTGTCTTCACGAAATTGCAGGTGCTGTACACGATGCCGCCCGAGTTCTTCGCCTTGCTGAGCGTGATCTT